ACAGGCACGGATCAAACGCTTGGAAGCAGATGATGAAGCATGGTTTGCATACTATTTTCCACATATATCAACCAATCCAATCACACAACAACCAATTCCACCTGCTGACTTTCACATAAAAGCCACAAAACGAGTGATGCAGGACAGGAACTGGTTTGAATGTCGGTGCTGGTCACGTTCATTGGCGAAATCGACACGCACCAGGATGGAAGTGTTAAAACTGGTATTGACCGGAAAGAAACGCAATATAATAATGGTGTCAAACTCATGGGATAACGCATGTAGGCTGCTTGAACCATACCGTGCAGAATTGGACACTAACCAACGAATCATCAATGATTATGGAAAACAGCGTGGATTTAGCAAATGGAGAATTGGCGAATTTGTGACAAAGAAGGGTGTTGCATTTCGTGCAGTGGGTGCAGACCAATCACCACGTGGTTCAAATGAAAATGCAGTTCGTCCTGATACTATACTAATTGATGATATTGACACAGACCAGGATTGTAGGAATCCTGATATTATCAAAGAACGTGTGAAGTGGATTTTTAATGCACTAATTGGAACACGTGAAATTTATATCAAACTGTTGATCATTGCATGTGGAAATATCATTGCTGAATATTGCTGCATGACTGAACTGATGAAAAAATCCAAATACAATGACATTATAAATATCAGAACAAACGGTGTCAGTAGTTGGTCAAAGAACAGTGAACAGGATATTGATGAAGCATTAGAAATATTGCCATATTCTACAATACAGCAGGAATATTATAACTGTCCGGTTACAGAAGGACGAATTTTTGAAAACCTGGCATTTGAAAACATACCACCACTTAACACAATGGAACAATTGGTGGTTTATGGTGATCCATCGACATCAAACAGTGAATCCAAAAACAGTTCATTCAAAGTGGTTGCATTGTTAGGCAGGAAAAAGGGAATCACTTATGTGATCAAAGTATTCTGCAAACAATGTGGACAGGCTGAATTTATCCAGGCTTATTATGACATGTACACCATTGTGACATCAGCCGGAAAGACCGCAAAATACTGGATGGAATGCAACAGTTTGCAAAAAGGCTTCTTTGAATCATTTTATGATCCTGAATTTAAAAAAATAAGCAGGCAGAAACATGTTCCTGTTTATGTGGAAAAAGATGACAGACCAAAGGCAAACAAATACACACGTATAGAAGCCACTTTGAATCCACCCTACAAACTCGGATGGCTGATTTTCAATAAGAAAGAAGAAGAAAATGAACACATGGTTGAAACCATTGGTCAATTCAAAGCTGTATCGCCAACATACAAGGGCGCAATGGATGCACCGGACTGTGTTGAAGGTGGCTATAAAGTTTTAGACAAAAAAGGTGGCTTTGCTCTGTCCACATACAGATTTCAGCAACGAAGTTCACGAAGGTATTAAACAACAATTAAACAGCATTTAAAACTATGTTTCTGACAGAAGATGAAATGAAATCGGTAATGTACAATTACCAGGTAGGTGAAATAGTTGAAGATGATCCGGAAATCATAATGGATGGCATCAAAGCTGGTGTTGCAGAAGTGCGTGCCTATTTCACAGCCAGCAACCAAAAGCAATGGAGTGATGGCAGACCAAAATATGATGTGGACAAAATATTTGGTGCAACAGGTGATGACCGTGATGCGTGGGTGCTGCGTATGTGTAAAACTGTTGCAGCCTGGAATATTTGCGAACTGTCTAATGTTGACATCATTTATGACCAGGTGAAAGACAGATATGAAAAGGTGATCAAGAACCTGGAAAAGATTGCAGGTATGGGTGACTATAAAGATTCACCGACACTGACACCTGATCTTCCAACTATTGATGATGATGGCACTGGTGAGGGTGAAAGCACAAAACTTCCTTTCCGTTTCGGATCACGTCCAAAATTTAATCACGAATAAGGTCACAGACCTTTTTATTATCAATAATACACGAAAATGAAATGGATTTAAGACAGTATTTCACAAATAAAATATTGCAGTTTGCTGCATCGAAACAGAAGCAACAACAGGATGTGAGAAACCACACACCAACAATGGCTGCACGTGTGATTGAAAAACAACAATCAATGGCACGCCGTGACATTGCTGACTGGAAATGGGGTTGGCAACTTTATACGGCAACATCAGAACCAAAGTCTTTTTTGTTGCAGGACACTTTTTCAGATGTGTCAAATGATGCTTTGTTGTCATCACAGATGAATAACAGGCGTGAACAAACTATTTCTGCACCGTTTGAAATGGTGACACCGGATGAAAAGGTGGATGATGACATGACTGCACGCATCAGGACAATTCCGGTGGTCACTGATATATTAGGACACATTTGGGATTCTGAATGGTATGGCAATTCTGTCATTGAACAATCGGTGCAAAACGGTGTCCACAAAGTGCAATTGGTCAACAGACGAAACATTGTGCCATCCAAAGGCAGGTTCTATCCTGATACTTCAATGAACAATTACATTGAATATCGTGATAATAAAGAGTTTGGCAAATGGATTTTGGAATTTGATTCTGATGGCATTGGATTACTCAACAAAACAGTTCCACACATTTTGTTCAAAAAGTTTGCACAATCGTGCTGGTCTGAACTGTGTGAAATATATGGTATTCCACCACGTGTGATGAAAACAGAAACACGTGATCCGGCAATGCTGAACCGTGCTGAAATGATGATGCGTGATGTGGGTGCTGCTGCCTGGTTTATCATCGACAATGCAGAAGATTTCCAATTTGCCAATGGTGTCAACTCAAATGGTGATGTGTACAACAATTTGATAACACTGTGTAATAATGAAATAAGTATGCTTGTTTCAGGTGCTATCATCGGACAGGACACCAAACATGGGAATGAAAGCAAAGAAAAGACCAGTGTTGGTCTATTGGACAGGTTGGTTGAAGCGGACAAACGGATGGCAGAAGTTTACATGAATACGGTGGTGATTCCTTCATGGATTAGGATGGGTTGGATTCCATCCACCACTTCACGTTTCCGTTTTGCTGCTGTTGAAGATGTAGAAACACTTTGGAAATATACAAAGGAACTGTTGCCACATAAAGAAGTTGACAATTCATTCATTGAAGAAAAATTTGGCATCAAAGTCACTGATAAATACGCAAATCTGCGTTTAAGTGAGAGCAATGGAAGGCTTGCATTGACATTGCCGAACGAAGCAGATTCAAAGAATGTAAATTTTCAGTAGGTGCAGCAGCAGTGTCATCACCCAATAAACTGTCACTGCATCAACTTTATGATTGTAAATGTCCAAATTGTGGTGGAAACATTGAACGGCTGTCACTTTCTGAAACTGAAAGTGATGATTTGCAAAAGGGATTCAATAAGGCTGCACGCTGGATTTTTAAACAAAAGAAATCCGAAATACAACCGGATGATCTGAATGATCAGGCAGTGCAACCATTGCTTAATTCCATCAATAGTGTTTTGCAGGATGGTTTTAACAAAGGAATTGAACACCGTGTGCCATATATAATGAAGCGTGATTTGCGTGAAAACATCTATGTGTTTTCAGGTGCAAAAACCTATGCTGAACTAAAAAAACTTAGTGGAATGTTGTTGGATGATGATGGCAACATCAAACCGTTTCATAAGTTTTGGCAGGAAGTTCAAAGTATTAACACTGACTACAACAAAAACTATCTGAAAGCAGAATATCATTTTGCAGTACAGTCAGCGCAAATGGCATCCAAATGGAACGAGTTTGAAGCAGATGGTGACAGATATAATCTGCGATACATAACGGCTGGTGATGACAAAGTGCGTGATTCTCACCGCTTATTGCACAATATTGTGTTGCCACCATCCGATCCTTTTTGGAAATTATATATGCCACCAAATGGATGGGGTCCATGTAGGTGTGATGTTGTGCAGGTTCGCAAATCAAAATATCCTGAATCAGACAGTGGACAGTCTGTGCAGTTAGGATCAGAAGCAACAAGTGGAAAAAATAAAATATTCAGGTTCAATCCTGGTATTGATAATGTGATCTTTCCTGAACATCACCCATATCTGAAAAACCTGAACAAACCTGAAAAGGAAATCATCAAAAAGAAAGCTCAGGATGCAAACCAAGTGTTGACCAAAGATGATGTTGTGTCTGTGATCAGTGGGATTGACAAAGAAAAGAACTGGTTTGCACGTGGATTCAGCAAACTGGAAGTGACCAAAAAAGCAGGTGTGAATGGATCAACGGATTTGGATGGAAGGATATGGTTGAAACCGGATAGGATGGAAAAGACTATTTCAGCAATCAACAAATTGCAGAAAGGTGAAGAAATCACATTTGATGAAGCTGATGCAGTGTCAACCTTTTGGCATGAAATCACGCACAACCGGAATAAACCTGGCAACATGTACAGAACCAAATTGCAGACCAGGAACATGGAGCTGGCAAATGAATTTGTATCACGAAACACGTTGTCTGAATTTTATGGTGCGTTCGGATCAAAACTGCAACATGCTGAACTGGTGACAAACCGTGTGTCAACTGGTTACAATACAATGGTCAACAATTATCAGTCTATCATTGCCAAAACAGGATTGAAGAAAGATGATGTTGTTGAAAAGGTCAAAGATCATTTATTAAATGGCAAATACAATGATCAGAAAACAGGATTGATGAAGGCGTTGGAAGGTGCAACAAAAGCAGATGGCACAAAACTAAAAAAGGCTGAAATAAACAGCCTTGTAAGTAGATGTGACACCTATTCTGAAAAGTATTTTGCAGAATACCTGGATAAAATCATTCGTTGAAAAATGCAGAAAATTCAGGTTCAAATTCTTTTTCTACTGCTGCAATCAGTTTTTCATCCTGGATATATTCTGCATAGTCAATCAAAGAATTGGCACGTGTCAGTTCTGTCAGTGATTTCAAAAACAGGTCTTTGTCACCAATCAGTTCATCAATGATTTGTTCATCATCGGTAAAGTCCAAAATGGTCTTATTCCGTAAGTCTAAATTATTGTAATCCATATCTATAAAGTTTTATATACAAAGGTACTAAATATTAAAATATGCAAGGATTTCAGCAACTTTTTAACCTGCTATTAAAGGATATAGGCAGGGAATTGACAGATGAATTTAAGGAAAACTTTATTAGAAAGTCCTTTTTCAATACTGCATGGAAGGCTGCCAAACACAACACCATTGGAACATTGATGATGCGCACAGGTGCATTAAGACAATCAATCAGCAATCCTGTTATATCAAACACTTCCATCAAATGGGAATCATCATTGCCCTATGCTGACATTTTGAATCATGGTGGAAAAATCACAGTAACACAAAAAATGCGTGGATTCTTTTGGTACAAATACCGGATGGCAACAGGTGGCAATAATAAGAACCTGAATGCAGAAGCATTGTTTTGGAAGGCAATGGCACTGAAAAAGGTTGGATCAGTGATTGTGATTGAAAAACGGCAATTTATTGGTGATCATCCACAGGTTCACACTGCAATTAAAAACACGGCTGATGATTGGGTGGCAAACGATCTGAAACCGTTTATTGATAAACAATTAAATGATATGATCAGATGAAACAGATGGTTCAAAACATTCAAGACAGATTGGTGCAGAAAGTGCCAGCATTGAAATACGTGGATCAGGATTGGGGGCAAATGGATTTTTGGCGTGAACATCCGGTGAAATATCCGTGTGCATTGATTGATGTGCAGTCTGCTGGTTACACGAATGATGGCAATTTCATCCAGCGTGGTGTGGTGACAGTGGTGATCCGGTTGTTTGATCTCAAACTATCCAACAGCAGCCAAAAAGCACTGGACAATCAAAAAGAGAATGCCAAAAAGATTTGGCAACTGATTGAGGACGTAAACAAAGCCATTCACGGTCAAAACTTTTTGCAGGAAGGTTATGGATTGCCAATGCGCACGCAAATGC